AAACGCATTCCACGCCACTCAACCTGAGCCTCAAAACCAATTACACGCGTGTAAGAACGTGGAGGACGAAAGCGATACACCTGTTCGGTGTCATAGCCCTCTTCATCCTGCTCCATGCGCCTAGCCGATGTACCACTCTGTGCGGCCAACTGCACAACACAATTATCGAGCGTCTCCACATCAGTGGTGCTGGCGCGATACATGGGATTGCCCTGCGGAGATGTCCACGCTTCCTGATGATAGACCGTGACAATCTCACGGCCCTTGTCAAGTAGGCTCATCGCACCCTCACAGTCCAACTGTAAGATGGCGGGCACCAATAGTGGGCATCAGGCTGACGAGCGCCTCCCTCAACCCTATCGCCGAAAGGGGACACAGGGATAATTTGGAACATCCCTCCACCGCCAAACAACCAATCCCATTCCTGTGGCAAAAGGTCCAAATACCCTGACGCTCCATCCGTACTACGTATGTACGAATAATTACCGTCAGTTTCTGAAACGTAAGCCTCGGGGTTGCGAAGCACACGCACAACGGCGTTTACTTCGATCATCACGACCAAACGCTCAGGGATCGTCCCTGCCGTAACCTTATCATCCAAGTCAGGGATACGGATGCGAATTAGGGTTTCAACGTCTTCTAGAAGCTCAGTGACCTGAGCCTCCTCTTCAGGAGTTAGGTCACGGCCGATGCGGGCTTCAACATCCGCAGGTGTAGCGTAAGCCATGAATCCTCACTTCTCGTATTCACACGGTTCAGGGAACTGTGCACGCACATACTGCCCAATCAAGCCGTATGTAAAACTCTTATCAGATGTGCTGATGAACTCCTGACGCTCAATCCCCTGCGGGAGAACATACAGTTCATGCACCTTCACATCCTTCGTACGCGACTCCCCGCCCCAATTATAAAGGTTACCTGCGATAGTAACATGATGAAGCCAAGCGCCATTTGGTGCCGGTGTCTGAAAATTCGTGAAGACATCCACCAATTGCTGCTTAGGGATAACGCACGGAATGTGTAGTTGGTAATTGATCGTGGGAAGACCGAGGTCTAATAGGATGTCGCGTGTCGTTGCCATGGAGAACGCGAACGACGGCCCGAGTGTGTTACATGTACTAAGCGCCCAATCCAACGGGCCCCAATTCAAAATGGGCATTTCCTCATGACGCTTCATGATGAAATGATCATCATTGAACAAATAGAATGTGTCACTGACATCAGGGTGCGTGTACGCGGCCCACTGATTACGCAAACTATTGGGGTGCTTCTGCCCAGGAATTTGCTCCGTCGGGATGTGAATTACATTTTGCACCCATGAAGGCTTATGTCCCGCGAAGAACACACGATCATGCTTAAGGTTCTTGCTGAGTGACCTCAATGAAAAGCGAAGTTCTTCATTGTCATCTGAAGGCCTCACAATATAAACTACATCGGTCACGACTCAATCCTTATTTGGAAATGGAAAGGGAGGGCCACCCGAAGATGACCCTCCCATTCACGTCAGATCAGCTCTCGTCCGCTAGCGGGTAAGTCTCGGTAGGAACAGTGTCCCCACCACTCTCACCAGCAGGAACCGTAGTTCCAGGAACGATAGAAGCGTTGTCAGTTAGGCGAACAAACGCGTTAGGGTCAACCAACCACCCGAAGGTAGTCTCGATCAACACCGCAATCTGGTTCGTCTGCCATAGGTTCACCTGAGTACCGTCAGCAGCGTCAATGACACCAGTGTCGGTAGCCTTCATGCGTACCTGGTCAGCGTAACCATAAATCAAGCGTGTCCAGTCACCCAACACGGCACGAGTACCAGTGTCAGTACCGCGTCCAAGGGTACCCGAAACCGCACGACCCTGCTCAACAGGAAGACCTGCCAAAGAACCAAGAGACTGCTGTGCCAAGTTCAAAGAACCCTGGAAGATCAAGTTACCGTTACCATCGCGCGCAGTTAGCACAGGAGGAACGAAACGCTGATCAACAGCCCAAGCGTTAGGGTTGTAACCACGGTTCACCAAAATAGCCCACGCGTTAGTCAAGTCAATGTCAAGCGTGTCGCTAGTGGTTGGGTAGTTGATGGGGTTCGGAGCCAAGTTCACGTAACCGTTGGTGCTAATACCCAGAAGGGCGTCACCATTGTCAGGGCGCTTACCCTGGAACACAGCCAAGTCGATACCGCGACCAATGGCAGAAGCCATCTGAGATGCAACACCACTCCACATACCGTTCACATCAGCACGAGCGAACTCCTCAGAGGCAGTTACGATCGTAGCCATCTTGATCGGTGCGAATGATGTGCTGTCCCACGCGATACCGCTTACAGGCTTACGGTAACCCTCACGGTCCTGAGGACGTGTACCGACACCAACCTGACCTACCTCAGGCTCAACGCTCTGGATAGGAATTACGGTCTCACCATAGCCGACAGGAACCTGACGGCCAAGACGCAAAACTAGCGAACTCTCCTGAGCCGTCTGCCACAAAAGACCAGTGGTCTCCTTAGGCATCAACTCATCTGTAAGATACGCTAGGCGTCCCTGATGACGATCTTCCCTATTCGGGGAGACCTCATTCTGAAAAGCCATGTGTCATCCTTTACTATTCATTAACTCCAGCCAAGTGACTTCGCAACCGCTTCCGCAAATGCGCTTTCACCTGTGGGAGGCTTGTCATTACCAAGACCGGCACTACGGTCCGTCGCACGCGACGTTGTCTTACCGGGGGCGATGCCGAACGTATCAACGACGGACTTCGCGTCAGCCTTAAGCTCATCAGGGGTGTTACCGCGAAGACGGTCTGCAAACGCCTTCACCTGATCACCCTTAACGTCAAACGCTTCAAGCGCAACGTCGAGCTTGGCACTATTCAACTTCAAGTCATCGACCTCAGTCTGTAGGTTCTTCACCTTCCCAGACTCCTCGTCAAATGACTTCTGCAAGTTGTCACGCGCCGTCTCCGTCTCACGCAACTTAGTGCGGTACGAAGCGGCATCGTTACGGGCACGGGACAATTCGTTCTGTGCCCACTCGGGAAGCTCACTCACATTCTGCGCCCCCTTCCCATTGGCGGGGGTGGAGTTCTGTGCACCCTGATCCTGACCATTGTCAGCACCAGTCGCGGCGTTTGCTTCCGTCATTTCTAACCTCCAGGGTTAATGATGTGAGTACCAGACTCACTTTACGTCATCATTAGGCTACATTACGCCCAAGCGTCGTTTCATCCTGCTCCTTCTGCGGAGAATAAATGATCTTACGCATTTCATTCAAAATCAATCGCGTATTATTCTTGCTTTCCCCGACGCGAACCAAATGCTTCGTGCGCTTAACAGCCTCTTCGTAAATCTTGAAAGCTTCCTTTTCCTGTGCCTGCGTAGGATAATTGTCGTACTTGTACACAGGAACAACGATGCAAGTGCAGTCGGGGTGCCACTTGTTCATTAGTTCGTTGATGGCGTCAGGATCATCGTCCAAAATGAGACGCTCAAGGCGCTCCGTACCAAACGGCCACCCTGCCGTGCTTCCCTCACCAGACTTGATGTAGACAGGACCACGGGAGATCATCATGGTGCAGAAGGCGCATGTAGGAGGACGGGGGTCGAAGCGTGCAAAACCACGCACCACTTGCCCTGTGTCCTCTGTAATGCCCTGAATCAACGTACGACGCTGTGCATCCTCATAGACCTTCGTGACACGCGCTACGGCCTCCTCAACGGCCACATCGGGTGTTGCACCCTTCTGAAGCTTCTGATACACTGGGAGCATCGCTTCGCGGTACCAGCGCTCGGGGTAGAAGTCGTCAGTGAAGATGTCATGACGCGCCTTGTCAGGGAGCTGCGCCGCACGATTCGAGTCATAGAACTCTCGTGCGAGCTGAGTACCTTCGTCGCGATACGGCTTCATCACGCGATATGTGACAGTCATCATATCGTTCCACTCGCGTGCCGACATGTAACCACGAATGAACTGCTGGAAGACATAAAGAAGCGCCGCAAGCATCCTTGATAGGATATTTTGCTTACGGCGTGCGTATGTGTTCAGATCCATGCGCGTTCCTTCTATTGTGTCGGAATGGCTGGACTCGAACCAGCGACATCTCGCTTCCAAGGCGAGTAGGCTACCAACTGCCCCACACTCCGTTAAA